CTCAGACCTAAATGTTATGTCTTCTGCCCGCGAAGTTCGCAGGTTTTGGACCACTAACAAGGCCTCGGGTCGTCTCTCTTGGTGGGCTAAACATGCCCTCAATTTGGATCTTCGTCCCTTCGCTCAGGCTCCAGGCGATCAACAGCCTGGTTCCCGTTTTGAGTCTCTCTCGGCTCAGGAGCGAAAGGAGTATCTCAGTGCCAAAGCCGCCATCCTTCCCCTCTGGTACCACTATTGGTACGATCAGGGTGAACTCGGCCCCCTCCCCCCTGATCCACTGCGTTCAGAGATGGAGTCAACCCTTGTCGAGTTCGCCCAATTGCGCTCTCCTAGGACAATCGAGCATAACTTCTCGGTTCCCCTAGATTCCATCGTTGAGCCCCAACCGGGTTCCACGGTGGAGGTCAGAACTTTTGACGTACCACGTCACGTCTTCCAGATCCGCAATTTCCTGAAGTCTAGGACTGGTTCCCTCTCCGTTACATCTCTCCTCCGCATGTACGGTGAGTCATCCCAGCCTATGACTCCGGGTATGATGGCCCGCCTCCTTGATCCCATTGGGGGCTCCCTTCCAGAGTTTAGCTACGTCCCTTCACACGTCCACCCCGACTTTCCCGCTTTCCTATTCCAGGTGGCGGCTCCGGCTGGTTTCGTGTTGGATCGTAGTGTTGCCTTTGAGCTTGAGGGACTTAGACTGTCGTTCGCACTCCGTGCCCGGCTTTTCCAAGCCGGTGAAAGAGTCGATCCCGACGACCGTCATTTCCTTAAGTTCCTTCGCAACCCCTTCTTCTTTCTTGCTCTTTCTCTTTCCCCAGAGGCCTTGGCTCTTTATCGTCAGACCCCTTCTGATCTTCGACCGCTCGTCATGGCTTCCTTCCTCGGGAAGTCTACCATCATCCAGCGAGCTGTCTTTGAGTCATTGCTCCCGCTTACCACACCCGTGGCCCAGGTCGCTCCAATTTTGGAGCCCTTGAAGGTTCGCGTCATCACTTCGATGCCGTACCTTTCGACCTGGGTTGCCGATGCAATGCGGTGCTCCCTCTGGCGGTACCTTAAGAGAATGCCTGTCTTCTCCCTTATTGGCCGACCCCTGTCGCCTGATCTAATCGCTGGTTTACATGCACGAACACTCAGCTACTTACCCCTGTTGTTCGGCACTGGTCCACTCTTCTGGACCTCCGGCGACTATCAATCAGCTACCGACCTTATTAAGTACCAATATTCGAAGCTTGCCTTCGATGAGGTACGTCGGGTTGTGGCCTCTTATAAGGAGAATGACGTCCTTCTTCCTTTTCTCGACCAATGCCTTGAACCGTGTACTCTGACCTATCCTCCGGAGTACGAGATTGATGATGTTCCGCAACTTCGCGGCCAGCTCATGGGAATGATTCTTTCATTCCCTCTGCTGTGTATTCTCAACCTCTTTACGTTCTTCAAGACTCTTCCCGATTCCGAACGAGCACGTCTCCTCACGAAACGAGGCCGGCGAGACCTCTCGTCTCTTCCTGCCCTCGTCAATGGTGACGATATCCTTTTCCGCTCGACTTTACGTTTCCGGAATC